CATGTGCAGGTAACAGTAAACGTGATTGTGCCTGTTGTTGCCGTGCGATCTACGTCATTTGCGTTAACAGCAAACATGACCTGATTGGCAACGGGCATGTCAACGTTAAACATTGGGTCACCCTCGCTGCCAAGGCCAACGTATTCGTACTGTGGCAATGCGTACACAGTAAACGTGCCGTTAAACGGTGCGCCAACACCAGAAACGGTAATGCTGCGGTCTACCTCTATTTCGTTGTTAACCAACGTCTGCAGTACGGCGTAGCCGTCTAGTAGTTGCTTAAAACTAACCGTGTAGACGGCCATTGTTTAGCCCTCTTTTGTGTTAGCTAACGACGATGTATTTAACCATGTTGCTATCGGCAATGAATGTTGCAACGTAGCCGTAGTAGCTGAACGTGCGGCCCAATGTGCCGGGTACTTCGACTGACAGCAAGCCGCGCACCTGTTCGTAGAATTCGCAAGCTGAGCCGCGAGCCACAAAAAGTGTGCCGTTTGCAAAGTTGCGGTCTGCAACAAGGTTTAGCCCAAATGGGTTAAACGTGTTGGCAACCGTAATGTTTGCTGCGCCAAGGCCGTTTACGCCCATGAGGCCAGCTGCACCCGTGTACGGGAATACTGGGCGCTTATCATTGTCAAGCTGACTGCCTAACTTTTTCCACACGTCTGGCGAAACAAACACATGATCGGGCAAAAAGTTTGTTGCGGTCAAAATGTCGGTTGCTGCGTCGTACATTGCAGCAATGAGCGTGCTTGGGTCGTTTGCGGTTACTGTCCATGTTGATCCTGACGCGCTTGCGCCTGCGGCAATTGCGTCTGCCGCTACGTTGTCGCTTTGCAACATGTATTGCCCAACAAGGTCTTGCAAAATAATTTGCAACGCTGCAGGCGAAGTGAAATCAATGTCTTGCACCGACAAAGTAACTTGCCCGGCAAGCGTGGTTTTGGTAACGACGTTTGACGCAATAACAGGCGTGGTGGCGCTTGCGGCGCTCAATTCCGTTGACTGCGTTGCAACGCTTGGGTGAGTTGTCCACGTTGGGCGAATAAACGTTTTTTGGTTTCCGCCGTCTGGCATTGCGCGTGCGCCGATTGCTGCGACTACTGGGCGAATGTAATTCAGGTTTGCAAACACCGGGCCAAGTACTGGCACAGGCAACAAGCCGGGTGTATCGGTGGTAATCGTGTCACCTGCAGCGGCCTGCAATGCAGTTTGTTTGCTGGCAACAAAATCTTTTACTGCAGCCTGCACGTTGCGCAAGCTTTCGCCGCCAATGTGTACGGCTGCCATGTATTCGCCTGCGGTTGGCAGGTCAAATTTGCGCTTAGGTTGCGCTGGCAATGCTGGCGTAGGAATTGTTGCCTCAATTGCGGTGCTGGTTTCGGTTGACATGTTGGTTTTCTCCTCTGTGGTCACAGGTTCATTATGGCTTACGGTTTGGGGGTTTTGGGGGATACTTGCGGCTACGTCTGTAATGTTGGCTGCGTCACCAAACGCGCCAATAGGCACTAGCGACAGCTCTAGCCAGTCAGCGGCCTCAACAATCATGCGTTCTTCCTCGTCATAGCTAAATTTGGTGGGGTTTACGCCCACAGAAACCTGATCTATCGTGCCGTCTAGGGCCATGATTAGCGCGTCATTGCCTAAGGTTGTGGCACTAATTTTGGCGGTAAACATCATGCCTTGTTCGGTGTCTACGCGTTCGGTTACTACGCCTACGGGCTGGCTGTGATCGTGGTACATAAACAGCCGGGGCGCTTTACCGTCGACTGGCAGGCTGCCGGGCATAAACATTATTTCGCTGCCGTCTGACACGGTGGCAAACACGTTGTATGGCACGGCTACGCCTGAAATCATGCGTTTGCCTTCGCCGTTGGCAGCTGTTTTGTCAACAGTAAATTCGCCTGCAATAAATTTGATCATGATTGCCTACCTCGTTGCTAGTTGCTCTTGTGTGTTTTCTTGCGGTTCGTCGGCCTGATCGGCTGCGTAGTTTTCGGCTAGGTATCCCTCTGCGTCAAATTCTACGTAAGTGCCGTTCGGCAAAACGTTATTTAGTGACAGCGTTTGCGCAATGGCCTCTGCATACATCTTGACACCAAAAATGTACAGGTCGGCGCGTGCCTGTTGCGCTGACTGGTAAGAGTACGCGCCCGTTGCAACACCAACTAAGTACGGTGGCACGTTCGCTAGCCGGGCGCACTCTAACGACTGGTATTGGCTTGACTCAATTAACAGCATTTTGTCTGGGCTAGTCAATGTCTCTTGATAATTCAGGTATTCGTTTAGGGCTGCGGTTTGGTTTGTGGCGCGTGCTGCATTAAACGACGCTGCTAAATCTGCTAGCTCTTGCGCACTCAACGGCTCGCCACCTGTTTGTTTAAGTATCCCGGCAGGAATGGCGCTCGACGCGTTGCGGTTGCGTGCAGCCTCAAGCTTTAACGCTGTTTCTATTGCGCTAGGTGCGGCATAGATCAGGCCTTGCGCTGGGCTTAAGAATTGCACTAGGTCTTTCGGGTCTAGTTGACCGCCGTTAAAATACACTTCTTTAGACGGTGCAAACCAAACAGGCCCGACCATGTCAGTCGTTGTCACCGATCCCGCTGGCAAGCGCGTATAGCTCGCTGGGTAGCCGTCAGCGGTGCGGCTGGTGATGTACCAAAAGGCCCTACCAAAAAATAATAAATCGTCAAATGTCCACGACATAATAAATTGGTATGGCACGGTTGGATCGGGTCGACGTAGCCAAGTGCGTGGCGCTAGCGGCACCTTCTCCATTTCGTCACCATTCCAAATTTCGTTGTACATGCGCAATGGCATGCAACCGATAACGCTTGCCATTAGGTCGCGCGCCCTGTTAATTGTTGGCACGGATACGGCACGGTTGCGCGCGTCACCCTCTTGATAGGTGTAGTACTGCCCAATCATGGCAGCGCCCAACCCGGCGCTATTGGGCGAGTACCCACCAGCTGCAGCAGCTTTAGTCGGTGTCGGACTAATGGCAGCTTTCGTCACGCGGTTAAAAATACCCATGCGTTAAGTATTACCTACGCCAGCGGTGTAGTAGTGGCATAGGCGCTGGCTTGCCCGACAGAATGGGTTTGTTAACACCTATGCCACCGTTTGACAGGCTAGTTAACTGGCTATGCCAAACGCTGGTTTGCCTTGCGCTTTTGGTTTACTTGCCAACGCTGTTGCCCATACGGCGCACCGTGCCAGCTCGATTGGGCCGGGTGAGCGTTGCGACGATAACGCAATGCTGTTTTGTGACCGTACCGCTACAGCCCGTTGCATGTGTTCAGCCAGCATGGTTTCGCCGCTGTGTACCACCATGCCCTGCCTAATAAGCTGCCGTACGGGGTCTGTCCATTTGACCATTTCGCCGTAGCCAACAACCTGCCTGCGACGTTCTAACGCGGTAGGCCAATGCAAGTCAATAGACGGGGTAACAGCAAACATAATGTTTGGCTGATCTATGTACGGTTGCGCGGCCTGCAACATTTCGGCGTAAGTACCGACAACAAACGCAACGGTTAGGCAGGTGCGCCCGTCAGGTAGCGGCACGGCCCGTAGCCCAAAATAGCGGCTTTCGTCAACGCTGTTTTCTATGGCAAGTACACCGCCTGCAGGTACGGGTTCTAGCCACTCAAGGGCAGGCCATGTGCCGGGCTGTAGCCAACCCTGATCTGATGCAACCCACACGTTGACTGACGCGCGTAGGAATTGGGCGCGGTCAGGGTTTTGGGCTTCGGCTGCGATTGTTTCTGGGGTCAGCGTGTGGCCTAAGGCTGGGTTACCCCAACCCCATGCTGCCGGGGTCATAGGGTCTAGATCGGGTGGCGGTGACCACTCTGCAAAGTAGTACGGGGTTGGCGTGTTTTCGTCTATTGCCCGTAGGCCTTGCTCACGCCATTTGAGCATTGCTCGACTACGTTCCGTGCCTGCCGTTGACCACATTGACAGCAACGGGTTACGTTTGGCGCGTTGCGACGGGATTAGTCCGCCGTCAATTACCTCGCTAGAAATGTCCCAAATTTCGTCTGCCACAATAAGGTTTGGTGACATGCCGTGACCGACTGACGGCCCGGCAGCCCTAACTATCCATTTGGTGCCGTCAGGCATAACCAGCTGGTTGCGCCCGTAAGTATTCATGGTGGTTGCCCCAAAACGGTTTTGCAAGATTGGCGCTAATTCCTCAAACAGCATGACCGCTAAATCCAGACGGTGGGCCGTAGATAACACCAGCTGCCGTTCGCGCCGTATCTTAGGCATTTCACATAACCAAAAACCGACCAATGCCATTAGCGCAACGGTCTTACCGTTTTGCCGCGCAGTCGACGTAAGACTATTACGGTGCAAAAGGTTTAGGTCAGCGTCATGCGCAAGCTGATTGGTCAACGTGTGCAACTGCCAAGGCATTAAATCTAATTGCAACACCTCTAAAGCCCAGCCCCCCAGATCAGCACCGAATGACCCGGCATGCTCAGCCACAGGCGTTTCTAATCGGGGCAGGTCGTGGCCAGTTGCCGCCAGTTCAGGCTGGTCA